AAACTACTACAGGTAAGGGTGCAAACTATAGACCAACAAAATCTGGAGCTGGAATGACAGCAAAAGGTGTAAGAGCTTACAGGGCAGCAAACCCTGGAAGTAAATTAAAAACAGCCGTGACTGGTAAAGTGAAGCCAGGATCAAAAGCTGCAAAACGTAGAAAATCATACTGCGCAAGATCATTAGGACAACTAAAAAGATCATCAGCTAAAACTCGTAACGATCCTAATTCTCGAATCAGACAAGCACGGAGAAGGTGGAAATGTTAAATGCAATTAGAAACAGTAATAAATAAATTACTTAGATTCCTCAGAACAAGATTAGATTCGTTATCAGTGTCAGTTACATCTGGCAGTGTTGACAAGATGGAGGATTACAAGTATATAATAGGACAAATAAATGCCTACGAGGCAACACTACAGGAACTCTCTAACCTGCTAGAAGATAAGGAGCAAAATGAAAAAGGAACAGTCATCGATATTAACACCAAACAATAAACTTGTTGGTGTAGAAACCTCAAAAGAAGAACCAAAATTACCAAAGCCAACCGGCTGGAGAATGTTAGTTTTACCTTTCAAAATGAAAGAAACAACTAAGGGTGGAATAGTATTAGCTGAAACAACTTTAGAGAGGCAACAAGTTGCATCTCAAGTAGGATTAGTTATGGCCATGGGTCCACAATGTTATAAGGATAAGGAGAGATATCCTGAAGGCCCGTGGTGCAAGGAAAAAGATTGGGTTATGTTTGCAAGATATGCAGGTAGCCGAATCAAAATAGAAGGTGGTGAGATGCGTCTGCTAAACGACGATGAAGTGTTAGCAACAATTGATAGTCCAGAGGACATCTTGCATGAGTTTTAACATAGGAAGGAGACGCTATGCCAGAAGAAGAAAAAAAAACAGTAGACATTGATACATCAGGACCTGATGAAGAAGTGGTTATTGAAGAAAAACAAGAAACAGTTTCAGAAGATAAACCTGAGATTGTTGTAGAAGAAACAACGGAACAAGAAACAGAATCGAAAGAAACATTACAAGAAGGTGGTGAGGCTAAAAAGGAAGAGACTAAGAAAGATGACGAACAGCTAGAAGAATATAGTAAAGGAGTTCAATCTCGTATTGCTAAACTTACTCGTAAGATGAGAGAAGCAGAACGAAGAGAAAAAGCTGCTTTAGAATATGCAAAAGCTGTTGAAGCAAAAAGACAAACTGTAGAAACAAAATTTACAAAAGTAAATGAAGATTATGTTAAACAGTTTGAAACTAGAGTTAAAACTGGTTTGGATTCTGCTCAAAAAGAGTTGGCATCAGCGATAGAAAATTCTGACGCTGCAGCTCAAATTGAAGCAAATAAAAAAATCGCTGCTTTATCAATTGATGAAGCTAGACTCAACGCTTTAAAAGAGCAACAAACAACTAAAAAAGAAACTGCACCAAAGTTATCGGATGCGGATTCTTTTTCTGAAAGTGCGCAAACAACCCCACTTGCACCAGATCCTAAAGCGGAAGATTGGGCTAGTCAAAATACTTGGTTTGGTAAAGACCGAGCAATGACTTATACAGCCTTTGAAATCCACAAAGATTTGACTGAAAGAGAAGGTTATGACCCTCAAACTGATGAATATTATGCGGAAGTTGATAAAAGAATAAGACTTGAATTTCCCCATAAATTTGATAAAAAGGAATCACAAACGTCTAAACCGACGCAAAATGTTGCTTCTGTCAAACGTTCTAGTAACGTTAGATCAGGAAGAACTGTGAGACTCACTTCATCACAAGTCGCAATCGCGAAAAAATTAGGAGTGCCACTTGAAGAATACGCAAAACAAATTAAAATCACGGAAGGAGCGTAACATGGAAAAAGATAACAAAACTTCTCGTGCGAGCCAAGACAGGTCAAAAACTGAAAGACCAAAAGTCTGGGTTCCACCATCTTCTCTAGATGCACCCCCTGCACCTGATGGATTCAGGTATAGATGGATAAGAGCAGAGAGCGTAGGCTTTCAGGACACTAAAAACATATCTGGACGATTAAGAGAAGGATACGAATTAGTGAGGGCTGAAGAAGTCGAAAACTCATCTGACTATCCCGTACTTGATGAAGGTAAATACAAGGGAGTGATTGGGGTCGGTGGCCTTCTACTTGCGAAGGTACCCGAAGAGATTGCGAAGCAACGTCAAGAGTATATGACTAATCGTCATAATCAACGCGACGAAGCAATCAAAAACGATCTCATGAAGGAGCAAGACCAGAGGATGCCTATCAATGTTGAAAGGCAGTCTCGTGTAACCTTCGGTGGTACGAAAAAATAATTTTTTTAATCACTGAATTTAATAAACCGTACTGGAGGCCCTTCGGGGCAGGTACATAAGGAGAAACAACTATGGCAAATAGAAACACTCAAGGTTTTGGGCTGATTCCTGCTGGAACGCTAGGACAAACTCCGGCGACTTCTGGAACAGGTAAGTACAAAATCGATGCGGGTTACGCTACTACTATATATCATGGTGGTGCCGTTGCTTCTGCTGCTGGTTACATTGTCGATGGTCAAACGACTGATGCGCCTATCTTAGGTGTGTTAAACGGAATATTCTATAACGCGGCTACTACTTTGAAGCCAACTTTTTCGAATCATTACGTTCAAGTGACACCGGCTAACTCAGAAGATATCGATGCATTTGTATTCGATAACCCTCAACAACAATATGTAGTGGCAACTGACGCTGCTGTGGCTCAAGCTGGATATTTAGAAACGTATGACATGAATACTTCTGCTGGTAGTACAACTACTGGTAAGTCTTCTGCTACACTAGATATCGATGACACAAGTGCAGATGCTGCTTCTTTTAGATTATTAAGATCTGCAGAGGATCCTGAAAACGATGAAAATGCGGCTTTCAGATCAGTTTGTATTAATCTGATTGAGTTACAATCGTAATAGGAGAATAGGAGATAAATTATGGCTATATCACGATCACAACTAGTTAAAGAACTAGAGCCAGGATTGAATGCACTATTCGGCCTGGAATATAAAAGGTATGAAAATCAGCATGCTGAAATTTATACTACAGAAAACAGTGACAGAGCTTTTGAAGAAGAAGTTATGTTATCTGGTTTCGCAAACGCACAAGTAAAAGGTGAAGGTGCTGGTGTATCATTCGATGAAGCACAAGAAACTTTCACTGCTCGTTACACTCACGAGACAGTAGCTTTAGCATTCGCGATCACTGAAGAAGCGATCGAGGACAACTTGTATGACAGACTTGCGTCTAGATATACAAAAGCTTTAGCTAGATCAATGAGTAACGCTAAGCAAGTAAAAGCAGTCGAGCCTCTAATTCAAGGTCTTCCTTCAACGGATGGTTTTGATTCAGGTGACGGTGTATCATTATTTAATGCATCTCACCCTACAGTGGCTGGTACTTTTGCTAACACATTAGCTACTCAAGCTGACCTTAACGAAACGTCATTAGAGCAGTCAATGATTGACATTGCTAAAATGACTGACGAAAGAGGTTTAAGAATTGCTGCTAGAGGAGTAAAAATGATTATTCCTTCTGAGCTACAATTTACAGCTGAAAGATTGATGAAGTCTCAAGGTAGAACTGGAACTGCTGACAATGACATCAATGCAATCGTATCTATGGGTATGGTTCCTCAAGGTTATAGAGTGAACAATTACCTAACTGATTCTGATGCATTCTACATCATTACAGACGTACCTAACGGTATGAAAATGTTCAACAGAGCTCCATTGAAAACTGCAATGGAAGGTGACTTTGATACTGGAAACGTTAGATACAAAGCTAGAGAAAGATACTCATTTGGAGTATCAGACCCTAGAGGTATCTTCGGCGTTGAAGGTGCGTAATCAATAAGATTTATAGGGCCGCCTAAAAACGGCCCTATTTATTATATAAACGGTGAGATTCATGAAAAAATTTATAGTTAATATCTGGGCTTACGATCATCATGCAAAATTTGATGTTATGTCTCTAGATGACCCAC